CGGCATCCCCATACATATAGAGATACGGCACACCGGCATAGTAGGCATTGGTGTAGTTTGATTGTTTTGGATAACCGGCAGCCACTGTGGCCTGTGCGCCGGATTCAGATCGGTTAAGAACACTACGAATATAGGATTCGATGTCTTTGCCGGTTGAGGTGGTTACTTCAGCCATGATGATTACGCCGGAATGAATTCATTGGGGTTGATCGGATCGGTGCCCTTGATGAGTTCGGAGCCAGCCTCTCTGAGCCGTGCCACCATGGCATCGAGTATTCTTGCTCCAGCTTCCGTAGAGCCATCACCCAGAGCAGAAACCGCCCAAGCTGGCACCACATACTCTCCGCTGGCAATCCTCACATCCTCGCGGCCATCTATGGAGCCGGGCACCAGATCGGCAACCCCGGAGCCGGGACCGCTCACCACACCGCCATTGGCGTAGGAGCGCATCAATTCGGAGGTGGCCTCGGTTCCAAATTCGTCATCGTAGGCGGCAAGTGCTGAGCGCGGATCATGGTGCTGGCCTTGAAGCGCCGCAATCCCTTCCGCCACCACACCGCCCTTAGCTAGTGTTTTCGCCACTACCCCGCCCCGTGCCATGGCTTGCCCAACGGCCTTTTTCCCGTAGGGCATGAGGGGGGTTATTGATCGTCCTCCGAGACCGGAGGTGGTGGACGTGATGTTCCCAAGCTGTGGGGCGGGCTGCTGGGGCGGAGCCCATTGCGGGGCCTGCATATTCTGCTGGGCCTGCTGAGGTAGCTGAACACCGCCAACACCTTGATTATAGCCGAAAACGGGCTCGTTCAAAAGTGCCTGCGGGTTCTGTGGCTGCGCTTGGCCGAATGCCGGGGGGATTTGATTGAAATACATTTTTAACTCACGATCTTGAGGGTGCCGCCGTCAGACCAGACGCTGCCGGATGGTAGCCCCGTTGCGGATGTGGGGATATTGTCTAAGGTCAAGGCGGAGATTGGATATGCCGCAATCGACTCGGTTGTGTCGGACCCACCACGGAGGGGTTGGCCAGCATGTAAACGCCGGAGGGTGATTTCGAGTTGGCGGATGAGCCTGCTCATGTATTCGGAGTTGTAGTCCTTGGGAGGAAGGGGGAAGGCTGAAAATGCGGTCATTTGCGTCCGTCCTGCCGCATATCAAGTCTCGGCACTCCAAGCCTCCAAGCAACGCCCACCTCATCACTCTCCACTCTCAGTGCCACTGATCGAGCCCGAAGTCGTGTAAACACTTGGTTGGTAAAGCGGTCAACCGTAAGGGTGGCTGCGGCGTTTCGATCAACATCCCTCTCTTGTCCGGTGTAGGTTTCAGCACCCGGGTAGTCCTGCGGACGGATGGTGAACGTAACGGTTGGGGTGCCAGTTGAGTTTCGGAACGTGATGTCGGGAATAACCCGCTTGATGAACATGTAAGAGTCGCCGTCTTCAATCTCCATCGGACTTGACTGGATATAAGCATTCAGCGCAGTTGGAGGAGATGTTGATCCGTCGTCATTCCCCGACTCTTGAAGATAGAGATATCCATCGGTGCAGATTGCACGCGGATTTTCGTGACCCCGGCGGTCAATCCACGCACTCCGGCACAACGTGCCGTAATACCAAACTTCCTCCATGTAGTTGTAAACAACATACCGGTCATTCTCTCTCTCACCCGGATCGCCGCCTTGGCTTTCTGATGGGTAGAACCAGATAATCTCGTTGTTGCCGCTATCTGAGGAGCAGTAAACCTTTTCGCCGTCTTCAATGCTTATGTCCAGAAAAACATAGTCCCTAACCGTGCAGGGCATTGGGTCAATCTTGCCGTTGTAGGAGTAGAAGTTGCTGGTGCCCATCCAATATGCCACCGCGCCCGCAACCACCTTTGAATTGGGGCCAATGATGTCGAAGTTCGTGCCGACGATGTTAAACCCATAACCGTCCGGAGGCCCAACATACACCATCGAGAACAGCGCGGCGTCTGTCCAGATAAGTATTTCTTCGCGGTTCTGTGCTGCTGTGACAATGAACGACCCCGAAGAAAGCCTCCGCTCACCAGAGGTCTTTGTGGTGTCGGATGCATCCCAGTTGGTTGGGTCGGATGAGTCCGACCACCTCACGATCATTGGGTCTTGGGTTTGCCCCACATCGAAGGGATTGCATCCGAACGCGATCACCTGCCGGTTCTGATCGGACACAAGGATTTCTTTCGCCACATAGGGGAGGTATTCCTTGGCGTAGGCTGAACCCAGTAGAGACAAACTCACTGCGGGGCCGTCGCCATCGGTGATGTCCCAGTAAATCAAGGAAGACGTGAATATGTTTGCGTTGGAGCCGCCCGTGTCGTTTGATCCAGCCACACTTGTTGTTGTGAAGCTGTAGGCGTTGGCGTTGATCACCGTTATTGTTTGCGATCCGTTGATCTGCCCGGTGGGGATGCTCCCAATTGCAGACGTCACACCACTCACAATAACCGCATTGCCGCTTGAGAACCCGTGGTTGGTTTGCGTCACGGTTACTACGTTGCTTGTGTTTGTGGTGGAGATTGGAGTGGTGCCAAGCCTATAGGAGTTTGTGACGTCACGGGGGCAAGCAATGAGGTCCTCACCGTAGTTATCGACCGACCACAAGCCGGAATAATATGTGGTGACGGTGGTATCGGGGCCAGAACCCCACCCATATGAGCCGGATATTCCTCCCCACGGACCAGACCCCCAGCCAGCGAACACTGAGGTGGTAGATGTGCCGGGATGAAACTGGTACTTCGCCACCACGCTCGCACCGCCGCCAGACGCAGTGGATGTGGCTGTTCCGTTTGTGAGGACCCGATAGGAATCAGCATCCACAATCGAAGTTATGACATGTTCGGTGTTTAAACTAGCTGCCAGAATCCCGTTCGTGGTGGAAGCCCCGGATAACGTAACACGATCACCCACCACACAGCCATGTTTAACATCCGTGATCACAATCGTGGAGGATGTGTCGGTTGTGGCGATAGGGTTGTTGGCGAGGGTTAGGGACCGCCGAAGGGGGGTGATGTCGATGATCGTTGCAGAATTATCCACATAGAACTTGATGTTGGTGGGGCACGCCAGATACTGGGTGCCAACGATGCTCGACCAATCATAGAGCTTGCGGCACGTTCCGGTAAGGGCGGTTTGATTCGCATATACGCGCGTCCATCCACCAATCTTCTCCGGCATACCGTTCCGGAACCTTACAAAGTTGGAGTCAAACCAGCCTCCGCTATTGGCGTAATTGGTTTCGTCACGACTGATACCGGGCTGAAGTTTGATCTTGGTTAGCATTTACGGACCAGCTAGATGGACCACATGGGGAATGCGAACATTGGCGCAACCCACAAATAAAACAACATCACACCTCCATTCACAACGAGAGGCGCGAGAAGCCCCGGCCAGTCGAACTTCTTGTTGGCTTCCCACTGGGCGATTTCACGCACCACATAGAAAGCAATTCCGGTAGTAAGACCGGTAACCAATCCCAGCGGCAACCACAACACTATTGCAATGCCTAGTGCCACTAGTGCGTGGGCCATCCAGTATGGGATAACGTCAATGAGCTTCTTGATCACGGCAGTGCCTCCACGATAGCCTTGAGAGCCGCAATGTCTGCGGCGGAGTCGATGTTGGATTGGATGGTGGCGTACTTGCCACGCAACGCGGAACGGTCTTGCTCTGCCTTCTGCGCCGACTGCCCCGGTATTTGCTTGGAGATGATTTCGTCAAGAGGAGCCATCTCCTTGTCACGCGCGACCCGGCGCTTGTCGTGGGCGATGGTTTTTGCTTTGTCGATGTTAATGCGGATCATCCGTTGGGCCTCCTGCGTGCGGCTTCCTCTGCGATACGTTCCGCTTCCTTTTCTGCCCAGTAGCCATCGGGGTCGCCAGTGCCATCGGGCGTGGCGAAATCAGCCTCCCATGCGGCGCGGAATGTGCGGTCCGAAATAGTACCTTCAATTTCGGACAAATCTACAATCTTGTATGCCACGCCCTGCGGCACATCCTTGCGGGCGATCACTTCGATTGGGAGAACATCGGTGGGGATGACAACCGCGAGCGTTCCGGCTGGAAGGTGGGAGTTGCCGGGGTGTGAGTAGAGGATGCGTTTGGTCATCTCATTTTACCTAAAGATTGCAAGCGAAATGAAATTATCATCATAACCTACTTGAAGTTCATTGTACGTAACAACGGCTACCTTGGATGTTGAAAGGTAAGCCCCGAATTGAAAATATGAATTATATCCCGTTACCAACGAAGCGTAGTTTGTATCGGGCATCGCTGTTGTGAGGTTGACCTCATATTCTCCAGTACCTACATCAGTGAGACTCGTTACATTCCCGCTTGCTCTAATCGCCACCGTACCCGTGCCGTTGAAGTCGCACCACGCGCGGGCCATGAATCCGGGGTAGCGGGTGCTGCCCCCGGGTACGAATGCGCTGAGTTGGCCGTCTGAAGCGATATTGAATGCGTAATCGCCTAATCCAGTGCCGCCAACATTAAAGCCAAGTCCGTTGGAATTTTGCTGAATGCGACAATCGAAATCTTCGCTGGCGCTCTTGAAATCTATGAATGCCGAGGTTCCTTGGATTTCAATACTTCCACCGTTTAGCGAAAGAACATCGGACCCCGACGTTATTGTTTGAACTTCCGTGAAATCATTGTTCACATTTCGCAAGGCAACCGGAATGCCCTCTACACTGATGCGACCTGCTGAGGCGCGGGTGAGGGTGGTGTCGGTGGCATGTCCAAGCTCAATGGCTGCAAACTGCGGCGAAGAACCGAGCATCTGGACAACATTCGTGCCGTCCACATAAACCAGTGCCTTGTACCCGTTCGCCACACTCACACCGGTTCCGGAAACCGTTTTGAAGGTGACGGCGTACCCACCTGTTGTGGCGTTCGTTACAACATATAGCTTTTCAATGCCGTTGGGACAATGCACCTCGCGGACTCCCGTTAGAGCCCCCGTGAGGTTCAGCACCATGTTTCGAGACTGGTCAGCCGAACCATTGTTGGCCGTCAGCACGGTGGCCGCACCATCCGTAACCGCAACTGACGTGTAGCCGCCTATGGCCTCCTCAAGGAGCGTGCCAAGGTTGGTGTTGGTGGTGGAGCCCCAAGTGCCTTGCTGTTCGCCAGTGCCGATAAGTTCCAGCCGTAGGCTTGTGGAGTAGGTTGATGCCATGTCTTTACGCCGCTATTTGCGTCCAAGTTGTTGTTTGATCATCGTCAACGTCAGACCAATTCGGGGTTTGGCTGTCCGTTACAGAAACCCATGATGGGGATTGACTGTCGGAGATAGAGCCCCATGCGGGGGTTTGGCTATCTGAGATGGAACCCCATGCCGGGGTTTGGGCTGTGTCAACAAGCCCCCAAATCAGAACATTGTCGTTGACATACCCTTGGGCTGCAACGCCCGTTACCAGAACGGTGGCGGGGAAAACAATCTCCACGCTACCAGCGGCTCCGGTCGCCTCAACACCAGTGACGGACACCAGTGCATTCACACTGATTATAACACTGCCAACCCCGGTAGTCCCAGAGACGCCAGTAACGTCAACATGAGCGGCACCAGTGGCTTCTACGGTGCCAACGGAACCGGATGCCTCAACACCGTCCACATAGACAAGCTTGCCAATAAGGGCGGTTGCCGTGCCGACTTCACCAGTGGCCTCAACCCCCGTGACATCCACGTTGGCATGGCCGATCTGGGCTGTCGTTCCGGTTTCACCGGACGCCGTCACCCCCGTGGAAGTGAAAGAGGTGTAAACAACGGCGGCAACCGTGCCAACTGATCCGGAGGCCGCAACTCCCGTTACGTCAACGTTGGCCTTCCCAACAATTCCAACAGTACCGATGGAAACAGTCGCCTCAATGCCCGTTACGTCAGCATTGGCCTTCCCAACAGTGGTGACGGTTCCAGTGGAGCCTGTTGCTGCAACTCCCGTTACGTCAACATTGGCCTTCCCAACGATTCCGGGTGTGCCGATCTGGGCGCTGGCCTCAACACCGGAGAGCGTGTAAACGGACACTCCGGTGGTGGTAACGGTGCCGGTGGACCCTGTGGCCCCAATTCCCGTTACGGCAACATTTGCCTTTCCAACAATTCCGAGCGCACCAACCGAGCCGCTTGCCTCTACTCCACTGACCGAAGCAACTACCACCCCGTTCGCTAGGGCGGTTCCTATAGCTCCAGTGGCGGAGACGCTGTCAAGAAGGGTGTTCGCGTCACCAACGACACCAATGGTGCCGAGTGCCGTAGTGCCGACTACACCCGTTACGGAAACAGAAACAGCCCCTCCCGCCGTCGCTTGGAAGATGAGCGTCAGCATTGGCTAGCTCCTTATGCCGTGATCCACATCACGGCTTCCTTGTTGGTACTGGACGAATATCCAGTAGTCGCACCCTCTACCTGCAAGCTGCCGGGATAGTGCGAAAGGACACTCCACGCCGCCGAATAGTTGATGATGTTGCCACCATCGTTGCCGTGGTAGAGTAGCGTTGGATGGTCCATGCAAGTGATCAGCGATGTCGCGTCAAGCAGGGTAAACTGCGGGACGGCGACAGAACTAAACGCCGTGGACATCATTATAACCAGCATGTGCCGGGTGTTTTCCGCCAGTGTCGCTGGCGTGGCGCTCATCGTTATCGCCGTGGTTCCGGTTGCCGTGCCGCTGGCCGTTGTTCCCGTAAGAAGAAGACCGACGTTCTCGACCAGAAGAACGCTGATAGCGCACGCTGTAATAGCTTCCGAAAACGTCACCACAATGTTCGATCCGGTGATGTCCGCCAGCGCCTCAGTAGACCACCGATAGATGGCGCTGCTACAGGCAACCGTGGCCCCGCCCCTGTCGGCAATCTCCGTTCCCGCAACGCCACCGAGGGTCGCGCTATTAACGGTAAAGAGGGTCGCCGCATCACGGGAGTGGATGAGTACGACGATGTGTTTTTTGCTTCCCGTTCTTACGCTTGATGCGGAAAAGCTGTCTGTGTTTACCGCAGAATAGGTGCCGCCAAAATCACCCAACTGGCAGGCGGTAAACGTGTAGGTGGTTGCACCGACAGCATCAAGGCGCAAGTCCTGTAGAACAACCCTTGGCTTCTGCTGCGCGAAAACTGTTGAAAACGCCGGGTGCGGTATCATTAGTCGATCTGCAAAATCTTAGCGGTGACGGTCAGCACCTCACTTGTGGTTGGCGTGTAGGTGTTGCGGGCACGGATAAGGAAGCGAAGATTGGCGCTGCCGGAACAGGTGAACAAAAAATTGAGGCCAGTCATGTGGGCGAACTGGTTGTTGCCCGCGTCGAAGCAACTAAACGGAATGATGCCGACACACGTTTTGATTTCAGTATCGGATACCACGAAAGCCGCGTTGTCGTTGATCGCCGTGACCGATTGGTTGAACAGGAATATCTCGCCAGATAACCGGGTCGCCGGATCGCTCGACAGCGAAACCGTCATATCGGTGATAATGCCGGAACCGCCAGACTTTCGCGCCGCATTCGTCAGCGTGAATCCGCCCGACGTAGGGGCACTGGTGCTGTCTGATATGGCGTCTGCGATGCCGTAAATCGAAGATGTTGGCAGCGTGACGTCCGTCTGCACCGTGACCGGGAATCCAAGCGGGGAAACCCACAATGCGCCAGCGTTCATCTGGAGCGGTTCATAATCTCCATCCGTGCCGGACAGATTGGCAGGCGCAGCCTTGCGAACCGCCATTGCGGCAATGCCGGGGTCGCCAGTAGTGTGGCCCAAATCTTCGTACACGTTCAGCGGCAGGCTACTCCCCGGCGTGGCGTCGAGCAACTTCACAACTTGTGACTTGCCCGCGCCATAGGTCGAGTGTGTAAACTCGTCTGCGTGAACAATGTCACCAGTGCCGGGAAGTGTGACGTTATCAGCCATTAAGTAGCATCCAAGCTATAGTCTGCGACCTCCGCAGCAACGATTGCCGCCGCGCGCTCCCGCCGCAGTATAATTTCCTTGATGCGCGTTATGAACTCCTGCCGCAGTCCTTCGATGGCTGAAGCGTTAGTCATAAGGGGGTCGCCAAGATAGCCCTTGATGGCATCTTGAGCGCGCGTGACCTGCGCGTCGGGGATGGTGATGGAGAAGTTGAGAGTAGCCATGTAACGCTCCCATTAAGCAATACGAATGATGGCGTCTGTGGCGTTAGCCGTTGGGAAGATGATCTGGAAATCACCGTTGGACGATGACTTGTCAGAACCGAAGGCCAGCGAAGCCACAGCCGCATTGGAAGAGGTGTTGTTGTAGATCAGTGCCCCGTTGGCCGTGATGGTGGAGGCAGACCAAGTTGAGTCCGCGAAGTCAACATAGGCAGTCGTGCCGGAGGTTGTCGGGCTGACCGAAGTGAGGGTGTTGCCTCCAGCGGAATAACCGCCAGTGGAAGCAACCTCGTTTGTGGCACTATAGGCGGTCGTTGACGCACCCAAGGTGGCCGCAGAAACGTAGAGCGCGATCTTGAATGTGTGTCCGCCGGGGTTGTCGAAATCGTGAGTGGCGGACATAAGCTGGCTCTTGAACGTGGTAGCCATTGCGGTGGTGATTGCCATTGTAGTCTCCTAAAGTCGTCTGATTATTTCGGCCATGTCGAGATGGCCTTGTTTGGAAAATTCAGCAGCTAGCGTTGTTCTATCTGACTTCACTGCCTGCTTCATGTAGTGGATGATTGCAGGGCGGATTTGGTTTCTGAACGCCTCCGCTTGTTCCCTTATCACCGGATGGGCTTCCGACGAAATGAACAAAATCTTGTTCAAAAGATCTTCTGCAATCTCTTCCACGGAAAACCCACGCTCATGCGTGGTGCGAACCATGAATTGGCCAATGGCCCCGAAGCCGCTTGACATCAGCTTGGCGTCACGCGGGGTTCGGTGTTGCGGTAGGTGTCGGTGCGGTTGCGGCCTTCACCGATGGTGCGAAGGGCTTCAACCGCCTCCTTATACCTTCCGGCATAGAGGGAGATAAGATCAGCCTCGCCCTTGAGATATGTGTAACCTTCGAAGAGGCAGCCATAGAGCAAGGCGTTCTCGGCGTTTTCACTTAACCATGTACCGTTGGGCTCATCCACGATGGAAGGCGGCTCATGGAAGTAGTGAAGTTCAGTCACGAAGTTGGCATTAGGCGGCGGGGCTATGAGGAAGGTGTCGTTGTCGAATAGGGCGTAGTACCGTGGAACGCCCGTTGTGGCGGTGGAGGGATAGGCCTCTCTTAGGAACGAAACATCCTTCGGGATCAGATATTCATAGCTGTTGCTGCTATTCACTGCGATTGAGTAAACCGAGAGAAAGTCGGTTGGCGTGGAGAGGTAGCGGTTGCCGCTTGTCATTGTGCCCGTGACGTTCTTCTTGAGAACTGGAATCTGCACATCCATGTAGATGCGCTGCTCCGCCTGCCGGATGATGATATCGATGTCCGTTGTGGGGAGACCGTTTACATCCGTTTGGAGGTAACTGTAAATTGCCGCAACAAGCTGTGCGTAGGTGAAAGCCATATCAGCCCATCTTCTTCGAATACTTCAATCCCTTGGTAGCCTTTCCGCCACCCCTCACCAAGCCACCGGCTGCCATCTTCTTGTGGATTTTAACCGCCCCGCCAGCCCTCATGTAGGGCTGTCCACCGTTATCCGGGAAGTAGGCGCTAACAATATCTTCCCACTTGTTGCTCTTTGGCACCACTTTGGGCGGGGTGGCTTTGGTGGGAGTAGAGGCTGTGGGAGTTGTGGGAGTTGTGGGAGTTGTGGGCGGCTTTGTGGTGGTCGGAGTGGGCGGCTTTGTGGTGGGCTTTGTGGATGAACCAGAACTCGCTGCTATTGATTCTGCTATTGATTTCTTGCCGGGAAATGACGGCCCATCATTCAGCCCGCGCTTTTGGCTGCTTGTGAGGTTGGTTTCTCTGTTGTTCCTGTCGAAAAGCATGATCGTCTCCTGCTTAAACCTTGGCGCGGGTCTTGCCGCGCTGGGCACAACCATTGCCGCGAACAATTCCGCCCTTGGCCATCTTTTTCACATTCTTCACAACGCCGCCCTTTTTCATGCCAGACGCCTTCTGTGAGGCCAGATATTCCGGAGAATAAACTGAATAGGGGGCAGAGGATGCGGCTGAAGGTGTAGAGGGGATGGCGGAAGGTGCAGCGGGGGTGGCTGGCGTTTTGCTCCCAAAGCGGGACTTGAACTTATCCATGATGCCCTGCTTCTTGGAGAGAAGTTCCTTCATGCGGGGGTTCATCGCGGCACCATCAAGACGCTCCATCATCTTGCTCTTGAACTTGTCAAAGTTGGCGGAGTGACGGCCCATGGCGTTTTCACGGCCTTCGCCACGGTCGCCACGGTCGTTGCGGTCGTTGCGATTACCACGCCCGAAGGGACCACGGGGGCCACCCGGCTTGCCGTCCATCCGGCCCTTGACGCGCTCGATGCGGGACTCCATGCGGGACTTCAAGTCAGCAATGCGGGTAGCCATGCCAGCGCGTCTGTCTTCCGGCATTCCATTCATGCGCTCTGTCATCTTGGCGGTGCGATCCGTGAGGCGCTCTGTGAGACGATCAACGCGGCCTTGCATACGATCCGCGCGACCACCTCCGGAGAGGGCTGGGGTAGCCGCAGGAGCAGCGGGGGCTGCCGTGGGGGCCGCAGGAGCGCCAGCGGGGGGTGCCTTGCGGGCAGCGTTGCGAGCTTGCATCATCGCGCTCACCTGCTGACCAATGCCGCCAGTGCGGCCCGGGGCCTGCGCCATGGCGTTCACCTTCTGGCCAAAACCACCGCCGCCGCCAACCGGCAGCCTGCCAGCCATCTCGGGACGACCACCCATGTTCATGCGCTTTGTTTTCTTCATCTTATTCAATCCCGGAATATGTTATGGGGCTGTAAACCCCGTTTAAACGTAATGTGATAACCCCGACTTGCCCTTTGGCCACCACCGCAGGATTTCCGACCGGGTTCCAGCCCCACAGGCCACGGCTTTCATCGAGGCTTGTATCGGGGCGGGGATT